GATGCGTTTGATGTTCCTGATCAACACATTGTACATTGGCATTGCTGCCTTTTCTTCACGGGTTTTACTTTTCTTCAGTGTCTTACCATTCTTGTCGATCAATCCAAGCTTAAATGCATCCCATTCAGGCCATGGGGTGGCCAGCAGTTCAACGAACTTATATGCAAGGAATATTTCTAACGCTGAAGTTGGCATTACTGTTCATCGTCTCCTAAAATTCGTGCAACTTCTAAACCGAGTTTGGTGAGGTAAAATAACCCATCTTCACCAACTGGTTTGATGATACCACGCTCGGCCATCAGATCAATATCAACATCCATAGGATTATCCGATGTCGCCTGTTCAAGTTCAGACCGATTGAAATCAATATTGAGTACAAGGTGGCGTTCCTTGAAGTTCAAATCCTTGATTGCTTTATCTGCGTCCTTGATTGCTTCTTTGGCTTCGGCTATAAATTTCTTCAGGGTTACATACATAATCCCTATTTAGACGTTCCACTAAGCTAGGCGTAGCTGGCCTGCCAATCTTCGTATGTATCAAATTTTCCGTGATAAATTTTACCTTGAAATTTCAACACATAGTCGTTCCATTCCAGCAATGGGTTGAACCCTTGGCTGTATGGGTTGACCCCAAGCATATCCACACCATAATATTCTGCAATTTCTGATGTCACACTGAAGCATTGAAGGTTGTTATCTGCTAGAATCTTGAAGCCGTGATTCAACACATCGACAATCATATCACGCTCATATACCATAGTTAGTCTGCCACTATGTATGAAGTTATGGCAATAATGGCAGAGGGGTTCAATGGATTCAACCTCGCACACACCAGTCATATAATCGATGTTCCAAAACTCGTGACATTCAAGCCGCCTATACTTCTTGGCCTGTGATGCGAATACACCACAGGCCACACAGCGATGACCAGACCTATCCAATGCTTCATTTCTGATCTGATGCCACCATGCACGACCCTTTATGGTTCTTGGGTTCAACCCATGCAATGGCTTTGGTATGTGTGGATGCGTCAATATAACAGGGCGCAGGACAAGTTCCTTTGGCCTAGACCGACCCCAACCCGCAGGTGGCTTACTCACTTGCTTCATCCATGCTATCACATATTGCATCGATAATGTCAGTGTATTCAGAAAACGAACCATCATTATGGATGATGTAATCGTTCAGGTGGTCTGGATAGCCTAATTCAGATGGATGATTCCACCACTCATAGACACCAAACCAACTCAACACCTTAGCTTTTATAGATTCAAAGAACTTGGGATGATGTTCTTCGGATGGTCTGATAATTTTGATGAGTGTTCCACCCATAGACTTGATCCATTCAGCCTCATTCTGGAAACGACAATCTGGGATGATGATTGTGGTGGCACCCTCGGCAGCAAGTTTCTTGACTTCTAAATCAAATCGCCTGATCCAAAAGTCATCATAGAAAACTTTTCTAGCACATTCAGTACCGAATTTCTGTAGAATGTCACGGTTTGTCATGCCCCAGTTGGCGTTGAGTGCAAGCTTGCCTTCATGTGAATAGAATGTTTCAAGTGGTTCACCAAACATGATGGCGGCAGCTTCTTTTAATGGATCTGCATACGAACGCACTGTTGCGTCATATCGAACCTGAATCCTGCTACTTGCAGTGTCTTTACCTGATCGCATTTTCCCTGATATGCCAATAATTCGCATCACGAAACCCCATCAGCGAAATCAATCGCCATCTGTTTTGCATCAGACAAAGTTTTAGCTTTCCATTCACCACGACCCCATGTGTCAGGGAACGCCTCGAATATAGATGATATTTGACCACGGAGTTTTTCGTTTGGAATTGTGTCGTCGTATGTCCAGAACACCCGAACACCTTCCTGTATGATACCAGTATGAATTTCTTCATCACGCTCGCAATCCCATTCCATCTGTTCTTCGGCCACAATCTCGCCACGGACTGCAAGCTTACATGAATCTTCCATGTCTGTGTCGCCATAGAACCGCATACGATCTTGTAGGAAATCTTCCTTGTCAGTGGGTGTATATGCACAATCACCACGTTTCACCTCAGAACCGACACCGAATCCTGCAATACATCTGTGTGACCACCCGAACCATTTCTGAGACTTTGGGTTGAACCCGATGTTTGCTGTGTGTTCAGCGACACCGTGTGCATTCTGCACCTGCTCACTGATACCATGATGAATATAAACACCACATGATTTCTTTTCTTGACCTGTGTGGCAGATATACGATGAATCAATTTTAGACTCACGGACTTCTATTTCATCGCCACAAATACTTCGCTTGCTGATAACCGTGTTACGGTCAAGCCACTCTTCCATCACCTTTCTTGTTAAACGTATCTTTTTCATGTCATCTCCTAAATTACAAATCCATCCATGCCACCGCTCCTGCCGCGTTTCTTTTTCCAGCCAGAGTTCATTCCAACAGAACTTTCATCCTTGCTGTCTCTGGTGAATGTTTTAGTCCGTGGTCTGCCTGCTTCCACTTCGTTAGATAATCCGATTGCAGCACTTTGCTCAATATCAAACAATTGCATCTTGGCCTTGTTGATTCCAAGCATAAATTTCTGACATTGCGTTTCATCTGAATATCTATTTTTCAATTGCTTGAACATAGCCTGATCAACCTGTGCCATTTCATCTGTGATAACAATCCCCAGAAAGAAATCGGCAGTTGCAGGAAGGCCCCATGATTCCGATGTCTGATTCAATGCAACATCACTGCCACCAGATGCACTCCTGTTCGATTGTGTTGCAGTGAAACCTACCACATTATGACGAACAAAGAACCCACGCATTTCTTCAGCGATCATCTTGACATAGGTGTATGAATTTGAGTCAGCCTTCACCCTTGTTGATGAACAGATGTTTATATAGTCGATGATGATAATATCAGGAATAAATCCACTCTTTATTTTCAACTCATTGACCAGTTGATCAAAGTGGCCTGTGTTGGCTTCACCAGTCGGGAATTGTTTGATGAACAGATCCCCACTCATTTTTTCTTGCAATTCGCCAACACGCCCCATGAACTCTTGCTTGCCCAACAGCATCAGTTTGTCGATGGTGATGTTCATCAAGTTTGCATCAATTCGTTTTGACACTTCCTCTTCGGCCAATTCCATGGTGATATATAAAACATTCTGGCCTTTGGTTAGGTATGATGCCGCCAAGTGGCACAGTGTCCCAGATTTAAACCCGCCCGTTGTCCCCATGAACACGTTCAGCGTTTTCCTTGGAAACCCACCTTTCGTGATATGATTGAACATTTCAATATCACAGGGCAGTCTGGCTTCAACTGAATGATACGATTCAAAGCGATCATTCGCATCTTTCAGGTAGTTATGGCCGATTGAATGATCGAACGACACAGCCAATGCATTCGATAGAAGTTCAGGGATTGCAGTCGGTAAAAGACTTGTCGTTCCATCTGCAATGGCTGCTGATTCAATCAATGCATTTGTGATTGCCATGTTGCGACAATGCGTTTCACTCATTTCCAGCAGCCATTCAGGATCTACGCTGTCAGATGATTGGTATGTCTTATGTGCAAAACCTATCAGTTCCCGCACTTCGGTAAATTCGTCATCAGTTATATCTGTACGCTTTTCAGTGTCAATCACCATCGATTCCAATGATGGTAGTGAGCTGTATTTCTTAACATGCTCATCGAACACTTCATAGGCGATACGGACTGCACGATCCTCAAAGAAATCAGGCTGCATGTATGGCGAAACTTTAGCCGAATAATCCCTGTTGAATAGCAGGTTGCTTAGTATCAGGGGTTCTTGTGGAACCCCGATGTCCATTATGTCGTCACTCAATACACTTTCCCCACGCCTTTCGGCAGAATTTATAGAACACTTGGGTGAAAGTCTATGCTATTCTGTGTCAGGTGACTCCACTGCTTCAACAATTTTAGTGGATGGCAACTTGTACATTTCAGACACATCTTTAGGGAATGCAGTGTCTGATAAGATAGGCTTCCAGAACTCCGCACAATTCGTGTCATTCTTTCGCCAGTTCTTATCATCAGAAACCGATGGACGGCTGTACCAGCCAACTTTAGGGCTTGATACATACCCAAGTTCAATTGCCATATCCAAAAGCCCTGAGAACGATTCTATGCCGTTATCGAATCGTACCGTGATGGGGATCTTTGAGCCTTCTCGGATGAAGCGTGATTTTTCAATGTTGAGGATAAATTCATACCCCTCGACAGCCTCGCCAGCCTTCTTGATTTGCCTACGGGATATGATGATAATCGTGTTTGATGAAAGATACAAACCCGTTCCACCGCTCACTACATCCTTAGAAAATCGTTCCTGTGATTTGTACGTGTGGTTGACTGCAAACAGCGGAATATCTTTCATGTTCAGCAATGGGGTGATCATACGAAAAACAGACTTGATCTGCTTTGCCCGTGTCATATCTGCGGCACTACTTTCACCCATAGCATCGTCAACTTCTTTCTTTGATGCCATGTTGCCGACTGAATCAATAAAGATCATCACCCTGTCTTCGCGTGTCAGGCCATCGCCAAGCTTTTTACCCTTTGAATCCACATTCCCTTCCAATTGCTGCATGATATCGAATTTGAACTCTTCAATGTTTGCAATTGGTGTGTGGATGACGCGGCTTGTGTCAATCCCGAAACTTTCCAGATAGTCCAGTGGTGTCCCAAACTCATTGTCATAATACAGGCAAACACCATCTTCATATTTGTTCAGGAATGCCGCCACTGCCATCAGGCACATGTTCGACTTAAAATGTTTAGATGGGCCAGTTATCAATGTCACCCCAGACTCAAACCCACCGAACAGTGTTCCACTCATCGCAAGATTGAATGCAGGGACAGGTGTTGTGACACAAACTCCCTGATCGTAGAACTGTGTATTTTTCATCACACTCACACGCGATTTCTGTGTGCTGTTCTTCATCAATCTTTCTGATAATGATAATTTTTTCCCTTTTTTAGCTACAGCCATTCTCTACACCCCTAATTTATTTTCCTGATCAAAATATATGCGTCCGATGGATCATGTGGACTAACCATGATGTGACCACCCATCGCTTCAATGTATTTACCAAGGCCACCTTGTCGCTCAAAATATCCAGCAACATTGTCCTCGTTTAAATGTGGATCTCGTTCAATTATGAAATCACAAAATGCGTAGACATCACCAATGAACTCAATCATTTCACGATATTCTTCAATTGTAGTGATTCCAATATTTTGAAGCATGACAACACCGCGAGTGTCGCCAACCTCTTTGCAAAGCTTTGCACCACCAATGAATGAATCTAACATAGAAAATGGTGCTTCCATGTCCAGTTCAGGAATCTCAACTCGCAAGTCCTTGAAATCAACCACGCCATCAATCTCGTTCTTTATGATCATGTATGCATCATTAAAGTCTAAGGGTGCGGTGATATGCCATTCATTAAATCTGCCGTATAGTGTCATATCCAACATTTCATTATTGTTCATGTGGGGACTTTACAACCTGTTCGCTGAATGTAAAGGAAAAACTTTTTATGCAGGTGCAAAATCATCAGGTGGGTCAATGTCGTCACCGAACAATGCTTTCTTTATCTTGGCTATAATATCAGCGATGGCTTTGAACACGTGGGCTACCCTGCAACTGATTTTCATATCGCCTCAACATTGCTGCATCCAGAGGTCTGAAGTCTCTACCACTGTTTTTCGCTTCCTGTTTCTTGAATCGTAACTCGAAGATTTTATCCTCAATGAAAGATGAACGAAATCTGGAAATCTCTTGATGCACGGCTTGGATCTCACCAGCATTTGCATATCGATTATCAACCGCCCAACCCATGGTGAATAGCGTGGTTATCAATGCAAGAAATGTTGCAGCGGATTTCACTGGATTTTGTTTGACGTGGTCTGTCCAACTTTGATTGTCTGAATCTGGCATCGTTCAACTCCTGCACTCATGTGTGAATCTATTTAGATGTGGAACGATTGTCCTGCACGAGTCCCATGCTTGGTGCTATGACGAGGATGATCCACTGGTGATTGTCTGGAAGGCTTTGTGAAGCGATTTCCGCGTTTGAAGATGTCTTGGTTCCTGAACTTCACTAAAACGTCGGAGAATCGCTTTGTCGTGCCTAGAAGTATAGATTTCTTGGCCTTGGCTAACTCGGATTCCTGTTCGTCAGACGATTTAAAGGATAAGTCAATTGCAGCCTTAACATTAGCAGATTCAAACGAACCAGCATATTCAAGATAGCCGTCTGGTGTCATACCGATGAGAGTCAATTCAATGAAACCAAACAATCGAGAGATTGTGTCGGGTGCTTCATTTTTACCACGAGATTCATTCACCATGTCGTCGAAATCAATATCATGCGAATCCTCATTTAGATATTTAGCGAATCCTTCAGGCATTTGGGTTGACTTTTATGGCGTATTTAAACTCTTTGCGAAACTTGGCTAATTCATCTTTCTTGATCGTCATGGTGTGAGCCATTGAACCATTGAACTTGGCACTCTTAATGGGTTCAATGCCATAACTTAGTTCAAAGAAATCGTCATACCTGCCATGATATTTGGATGCAACAGTCTTTTCCTGTTCAGGCGTGAGGATGATTCGCACTTCCATGTCAGATGTACTGAAAGACTCGCCCAGATATTCTCGCACTGTTTGCATAACATTCCTCACACAATGTATAAAATTAAGACGGACACCACAGACCAGATTCCAACCCTCTTACAATAAAGATATTTTATAGTTGATATTCTCGGTGTGTATCTGGGCTTGGTGTCCGCCAAACTATTTAGCTGCTGTAATAGTTTGTGGCTTTGCGTAGCACACGAATCACATCCATTGCATCGCTCACAGCAGTGTGTGCCACTGTAGCATTGATCGACTGTGATTTCAAGCACGACTGTAAATCAGGGAGTCTGTCACCAGACCAATCCATACACAATGTAGCAGGATCAATCACCCTGTGTCGCATGCGAATGTAATTATTAAAAGTGGGCAATTTTTCGAGGAACAGTCTGTCGAATGAATTGAAATTTTTACCTGCAACATTTATTGTGTTGGGGCATTTAACTTTGTTGCCTAGACACTCTGCTACGAAATTTGAAATATGATGTGGTACATGACCAGTACGCATAACCAGATCGGATCTACCATCTGCAATCTGTTGGATGATCCCAGCATTCATTGCTAATGCTTTAGGATGCCCAGTGATACGTTCATGTTTCACCAGAATTTCCAATGATGGCAATTCTTCGTAACCACACACCTCACCATGCTTAACCAGTTCGGTGTCTTCAAACACCATGCCAATTTGCAGAATTTGATCTTTTTCAGGGTCAAGCCCTGTTGTTTCAATATCAATACTAAAATATTTCACATACGCCTCCTTAATGCTGTCCTGATCGTTCTTTGTGTTCATGGATTGATGGCTGGGTTGATTCACGACCGATAAAAAACTTTGAGTTCAAGTCCGATTTCTTGCGACCAATCTTAGAACACTTGGCACAGCAATACACGCTGAACCTGAACTTAGCTGAACTCCAGCCAGTTGTGTTCTCACAGCCATCAATAGCACAAATAGGTGGGCTTGTTCTACCTGCACGGATCAGCTTAACATGATCACCAAGTTTATCTGATTCGATGTCAGTTGCGGCAATGATACGCAGTGCCAGATCAACATGGCCATTGTTTTCAACCCATCTTCGGGTCAACCTGCTTCCGATGACGTGTCCCTTGTTGATAAACACCTTCTCAAGTTCTTTCTGCAATTGTCGCATCATTGTTGTTCTTCCTGCTCAATAGTTTTCATAGTAACTCCACATTTCTTTATTTCCCTTGCCGAACAAGGCGAAAGCTATTCTCTATGGTTCAAGATGTAAAGGGCTTATCATGCTAGCCTTGAACCACCATAGAGTGTGTGGATGTCCTCAAATGACATGCGATCATGTATGCACACATCACAATCAGAATCACTGCAATCATCTAAGCCACCCTTCAACTCGATAAACAGCATGCGATATGCATCAGAGCGTTTCCAGCCTTCTAAGTTTAAAGTTGTGCTGTGAAGTCCAGATGATGCAAAAACTTTACCACATGGGGCATCGATGGAAAGGCTATCGTAATCATCCAGCAGCATAACGCCAAGATCATTGCATCGGGTTACCAAGTTATGAAGGGTGGTGTCATTGGCACATTTTGGTAACTCCCCACCACATTGAGCGAAATCCCTCTGTATTAGCTTATTGACACCTTTTGCATCTAACATATTTGTCCTCACATTTCTTTATTTCCTTAACGAACAGCCCGAAAGCTATTCCTAATGAATCAAGATGTAAAGTAAAAGATTTCAACCTGCATCTTTACAACCCACATGAACCGCCTTACTGTATGCCCATGTGCCACGGATCATGGCACGCTGCCCACCGCTGACGCACCTTGAGGATGATCTGAAAAATCTACACAAACAGAGAACTTCTTTGTTTCAACAATCTTTTAACCGTGGGCATTGAAATTTTATCAAACACACAAAGGAGCAACACCATGCGAAACGCGCACTACATCACAACTGAAACATTCGAGAAACTCAAACGCGATGCAAACAAACTCAAAAAGGCTGAAGGGATTCCACTTCACAAAGCACTTGACCGAGTGGCCTATGAATACGGTAACGTAGGGGAAGGTGTCACCCCACTAAGTCTTTGGAAACATGTTGTAGAAGATCACAAGGAAACAATTGAGGCCGAGGCAGCAATCAAGCATGGCACAATTGTTATAGTTGATCGAAAGGATGCGTTTGAACGTAACACTTCATCATCCGACATGTTCGTAGATAATCGTTTCATCCACAACAATGTGATGGAATTGATGGAAAAGGTTATCGGTGACTCAGACGAACTAGATAATGCAATAGAAGATTTATACGAATGTGAAATGTTCATCTACAAGGGCATCGATAACGACGACTGCACCATTCGGGACTCATACCATGATCAATTCTTTTTCCCGCCACAACATGTCATCCAAAATGGCGAGTTTAGAGAACCATGGAACGTCAGCGCAGATGGAAATGTTGTAGTATTTAATTGCTGATAGATGGCTGGGTGTGAAACTGGTCGCACCTTTACATTACCATCGAATTTCTGTATGCATGGGCTTGAACGTATGGCGATAGAATTAAACCACTTGTTTAATGACGATTTATTTGTCGAGGCAGAATCTGTCTTGCGAAGTCTCGAAGACAAGGTGGATGCATGTGGTGATGTCGATGCAGTCTATCCACAAATTCTGAAAACTATGTGTAGTGAATTATTTTATTATAGTGGTATCGAGTAGGCAATAAAAAGGGAGCCAATTAAGGCTCCCTTTAAAGTTGCGCATGTTACAGGACTCAGAGATTACTGATCGTGAAAGTTCTGTAATATGAGTTTGCACCCGCAGCACCAGTTACGAATGGGTTGGTAGTTAAGCCATAACGTGTCTTAACTCCCAAGCGCGGCTCGAAGCTATCACCATCAGTTGCCTGCATGTGAGTCATTGGAGCGTATGGACAGTAATACACGCCAGCATCCCATGCGTTAGCACCTTTATAGCCAACAGTGATATAGTCAGCAGCAGCGAATGGATCAACATGGACTTCAAAACGACCAGCCAACACACCTATGAATGAAGTAGTGGTGTTGAACTGCAAGTCTTGTGAGATAAGCTTTGAACTGTCGATCTTAGAAGCCATATCAAGTGCGGCAGCTACATTAGGTGAACAGATGATTACATTACCCAGACCACGACGAGTTGCCAAAGCAATTGTGTATGATTCTTTCTGAATCTGAATCAACAGTGCCTTGTAGCGTTCAACAGCCCAACGACCATCAGCATCAACAGCCAAATCGTATGCACCGGAGAAACCACCAGCACCTGCATTCAACAATGGATCCCATACACCACCAGTAACGGCTTGTGTATTGATGTAGTCAACCAATTCACGGTTGATTTCAGCAACAACTTCAGTCGCCAGAATGCCAGACAGCAAACGAACAGCATCTTCGCCGTGTAATGCTTTCATGTCCTGAATTACTTCACGGGACAGGGTAGCTTTCAATGCACGAGATTCAGCAGTAACAGTCTTTTTCTCAACAGAGAAAGACATTTCAGGCCAAGGATTCGCTACGTTATCAACACCAAGTGCTTCAGCAGTTGCAGTTGGGGTCTTAGGTGCAAAGTTCTTGTTGATGGTGTCATGAAGTGCTTCAGCACCAGTTGCAGCATTGCCAGTGT